TGATAAGTGATCCATACCTGATCCCTCGTAGCTTCTTATTAAGTCCCTCGTATGGGTAGTCATGGTCTGATTCTTTCTGTGGGGTGGTTACTTCTTTCAGTAATGTCTTAGCATCGACTATTCCGTCGGGTTGATATGGCTTTGCATCCCATATAGCTTTCCTTATTGCTTCTGCATCATTCGCTTGCAAAGCTTCTGAAGCATCTTTATAGGATTCGAGCCTTGCAATTTTGACCTTCCCTGGTGGTAGTACGCTTGCAGCATCTTCCGCTGCTTTTCTTCCAGCCTCATCTCCATCAAAGAAGAGAACAATTTCCGCATAGCCTTGGAATAAATCGTATTGTTTTTGTATATCCTTTCTGGCACTAGCAGCTCCATGAGGAAGGCTGACATGTGGCCAACCAGTCATCGCCTCATAACCAGAGGCAGCGTCTAATTCACCTTCATAAACAATGATCCGTTTACCGCTACTAGGAAATAAATGCTGACCAAACAGAGTATCAGTAGATATGCCTTCATAATAGAAGTCCTTTTGTTTGGTCTTTACTTTTGCTCCCTGAAGTATTCCGTCGCTTGTGAAATAATGGAAGCGTAGAAGTTCTCCGTCTCTGAAGATTTTGTATTTTTGGTTCGTCTGTTCAGAAATACCTCGTCGCTGCAACCGTACGGCTGATCCTTTGAGTTGTACATTTGTAGACATTTGATGAGTGTGTATATTTTCTCCATTCCCAGGAGTACGGGCGTGACATACAAAGCAGTAGGTATGTCCATCTGAATACTCAGACTTCGCATCACTACTGCCACAGTTTTCACATGCTGTATGTCTAACGAATTCGCTCTCTATATGAGCCATTCCATTGGTATGTTGTGCCAAGAGGTCCAAGGTATATCGTGCTTCTCGCACCACTTAGCGTAAGTAGTTTTCGATTTCTTAGTTAATGTATTGAATGGACTTTGAAAGACCATACGAATATCTAAGTCTGTTTGTTCTTTAACAGCCTTCATCTTTCTTCTATCAGCAGCATCCCAGTAACCTTTTGTTTCTAGGTAGATACCGTTAGGTAAGAGAAAGTCAGGTGTATAATTATGTTGTATTTGATAAGGAACTTTAGTTGGTTCATATTCATAATCAATACCTAACTCACACAGTAAATCTGATACCTTCTCTTCAAGCTGAGACCTGAACATTAGAAGTCATCTTCTACTGATGCTGGTGTGCCAGCTGCCTCAACGTTAGGCTCACCAGCTTTAAAGCCAGATGTCTTACCAAATAACTCAGCAACACTAGCTTGATCTAAATCTCCAGTATCTACACCAGCTCCACCTTGAATGGTCACGAGCTGTACTCCAGAGAGCTTCAGAGACGTACCATAAGAGATACCATCTCGTAGTAGGTAAGGCTTTTGAATAAAGCCTAGCTTGACAGTAGACCCCGCGTAGACAGGAGTATTAGCGTCACTAACTGGAACACCTTCAGTATCGACCACTGGGGGTTTTTTATCTTCAGCCCATGAGAATTTAATGATGTATTTTCCATCTGATACCTCCTCCCAAGGCTCTGGTTTAAGTGAAGATCTCTTAGGGTTCTTGAGCTTAGACTCAGCCCACTTAAGACAATCAACTCTTTCTTCTTCTAACTTATCTATCATGTCCTTACCAACTACAGCTCTCAAGCTATAGCCGTACTGACTTGGCTTCATTACAGCCTGATAACCCTCTAGTGTTACGGGCTCAGGTGTGACGTGGATGTTTCTCATTAACAAAAAAAGTATGTGGATTCAATTACTGACTCAGGTTTAAGGTCGCCAATAATCGGTGGTTCAGTTTCCGCACCTATCTGGTTAGCGAAATCTGTTAGGTAATCATGTTCTGCGAACAGGTACATGTATTTTTCTCGGACAATTCTGGATAGCTCGCTCATATCTGTAGCTCTACATAAGACACTATCGTGTATGAGAGCTATAGGGTGGTTGAAGTCTAGAGCTGATAGACATAAGAGGCTGGCATCTAGAGAGTGAATGAGGTTGGGAGCTGTAGCAGCTTTGTGTCTAGCTACATCCACATCCTCACTGTCTCCTACTGGTACTCGCATATTGCACTGACCTAAGACTTGTAGAGTTATCCTCTCCATCTCAGCCTTATATAAACTTTGTTTAACTACAAAACCTGATGGAGTTTCCCATTCAAGTTCTTTCTCTCCTCTCTTTAAAGCTTCTCTAACCTTATCTTCTATCCATTTCATTACTGCCATAGGTCCAGGCACAATAGTGTGCATAGACTCTCTAACAGCTTGGACAATGATTGTTAGTGAATCTTTATCTATATCAATACCCTTTTCTTTCAAAGCTTCTTTAATGTACGACCTGTTTGAAAAGGGTTTTGCATTGTAGGGTATCGTCATTACTGTACGCTTAGTACATTTACGATCCCAGTGAGCAGCTATGTTGTTAGGTATATTTGGTTTAGATGTTTCAGCTATTACTTTATAAGCATCTTGTGGCTTATCTGATGGTAATACATTAACAAGTTGAGCTGTTGATTTATCTTTAGCGAGACCTGCGAGGATCTGTAGACCACTACATGTAGCGTCTATAGCTATAGGTAATCCTGTGCTAATTCGATCTCTCTTGATAACACAGTGGTACATCTCCTCACATGCAGCTAAGAATTGCCAAGGTTCCTCAGCTTCTTCCCAATCAGAAAGATTGCCTATTGGATCAGTAGCAACTCTTTCTATTAACCATTCATTCTCATAAGTCCAGCTAAGACGATCATCAAGAGTTTCTTTATCCAGCCCATAGCATGTACTGGCTTGGAAACGAATCCATCGCTCTGCCTCATCATCCATAAAGGATTCTTCATGGAAATTTAAGAGTGCCTTACCCCAGTCAGTATCTTGTGGTGTAAGAAATGCAGGGATCGGATAGATTCTTCCTCGGTAATCGAAACTCCACGGGATGTAGAACTTTTCTTTGTTCTTAAAGCGTTCTACTGTCTCCATTGTCATTCGAGTACGACAAGACTTCCTAAACTCTTGAGCTTGTAAGTCATTACGTTGAGTCTCTTCTCTTCTGTATTTCTTTCTAGCTTCTTTATTCTCAGCTATATCTACAGGCTTGATTGGGTGAGGGTGTTCATAGATAGGCTTGAATTTACCTACCGTTGTACCACTCTTCTCAAGTGCTTTTGATACTTTGACGATGAACGGGTTCAGGGTGTAAGCAACCTTTTGAATCTTGTTTAAGAAAGCAATCGGTCTTTCTCCCTGTATATGTGACGACTCAGATTTACGAACCATATCGTGACCCTTCATTATCTCGTTAAGCAAGTAGCCACCTGGCTTTTCAGTTGTCCAGTCGTTTGGCTCTATAAGCATTGGCCAAGCTAAGGGACAGAACAACTCAGCGTTATACATGACTTGATCTTTAACAGCCATGAACAACTCAGTAGGAACTATGTAGTTACTTGTTTTCTTACCTTCTCGTCTTACTTCTTTCTCGAACCATCCACTGACCTCACATATACAGCTCAACAACCAACCTCCAAGCTTGACTCGGTTAGATTTTCCCCATGATTGCCATTGAATTACTTCATAGCGATTCATTAAAGTTTGTATCTTTTTTATTTTGTAATCAGTACCAGTGGATTTATGCCAGTAGTTCTCTTTTAATACGTTTAATAAACCTGGAGCTTCTTTCTCGTAATGTCTCATTTGACATTCTTGCTCAACTCCAGTTCCTATGGCATCGCATACATTTGTTAAATGATTACTGTTCTCTCTTAAAGAGAAGACTTTATCAATTGTTATTTTGCAGGTAATAGCTGCAGCTGCTAATGGTTCTATATCAGCTAAATATTGTTTTATCTCTCTGAAAGACTGTCCATTATGACCTTTATGTATTCGTAAATTTGTTTCCTTAATTCTATTAACAACTAACGGTAATAAGGCATCGATTGATGTTATCCCATAGACAGAAGCAGAAGCATATTCTTTTTCTTCTAACCTCTTAGTATTCTCTCTAAGTCTCTTTAACCCTTGAGCAATTGCATCACGTTCGTGGTTAATTTGCTCATCAATTTGAGCTGGTGTAGGCATGATGAGTTTGTTGATTTTACGCGCATGTTTTTTCCCACTCGTTTATACGTAAGTGTATAGTGCTATAAATAAAGATAGCCCAAGGTTTTTGACCTTGAGCTACGTGTTGCTATACCACCGTGATAGCGTTATTT